CTAAGACGCCTCGTGTCTGCTGAAATCGGTCTGCAAAGTTTTTGCAAAGTCGGAACCCCAAACCTTCTTTGCTAGCTCGATAGCCGACTTGTGATGATAGAACTGCATCGTCGTTTGCGGACTCGCGTGGCGAGCCCACTTTTGCAGCTCAGCAGTTGACAAGTCGCTATCCATCCGCGACAGGAATGCGCGGCGTCCGATATCATGACTCGTGGCCGTCTTGCCGGTTGTTTCGTCGGTAACAACGCCCGAGGCTTCCCCGATATCAGAGATGGTCCGGATAGTTCGCTTTTGGGAAAGCTGCCCTTTGTCTTTCAGAGGGAAGACGTAGCCGTAGCGAACGTCGCCGGCGATCAACTGCCAAAAGTCTGGCGTGACCGGTTGGTATTCATCACGCCGGGCTTTATGCCCAGGGGCCAGCATGCGAATGAGCGGGTAGTCGAACGTCGTGATAACAGAAAGCTCGGCGTCCGCATCCCATGATAGCCGCCGTAGTTCATCGGCTCTCAGACTCGAATGGTAGAGGCCGTTTAGGAACTTAACCCAACGGTCAGAATCATTCGGCCGAATAGTCGGTACGGCGTTCAGGATCGAGGTGAATTCCACTTCCGTAACGCCGCGAGACCGCATTTTTCTCGATATTAACCGCGGCAAACGCAGTTTCGGCACGAAGTCGAGTAGATCGACGTAGCAGGCCCAGGAAAGAGCCGAGCGGATATGGGAAACATAAGTTCGTTGGCTCATATCCGCCAGCCCCGCATCCCGCATAAGCATGAGCCAACGGCTCAGTAGTGACTTGGTTACGTCGGCTAACCTGTCGGGATTCATGTCCGTCTCAAGCCGATTAGCCGATGTGGTCCAAATGCCCCAAGTAGCGTCGGAGAGTCGCGATAGCTCTTCATTCTCATAACGCTCGCGAAAGGCACTCCAGGCGATCATTTTGGAGTCCGGGTCGAACTTCTCAAGCTCGATCTCTTTGGCCGCGGCGATTCGTTCCGCTTCTCGCCGGTTGCGGACTCCGGTTGACTCTTCGCGGGTTTTGCCAACGCTGTTGGTCCAGCGGATTCCGAAGGGACGGTTTTTGTATTTGACGACGATAACCTTTGTTCGTTTTCTTTGAGCCATTGAACGACATTTTCCTCCACGAATAGCACAAGCTTACCCTTCGTGATGTGGGGGCACCCCTGCTGAATAAACTGGCGACGGATAGTTACACGGTCACAGTCGAAACGGTTTTGGAGATCAGAGATTGTTAAAATTCCTTGCATAGTTGCAAATTCCCTATTGCAAGGCCCGAAACTCAGTGCGTACAATGAGCGTGTCGGGCCGTGAAGCTCGATTGGACTAAGAGCCAGCCGCGAAAGACTTTGACCGGTACAACGCGACAGGCGACGAAAATTCAAGCGGGCTTTTGGGTTACCCCCCACGGCCCGCTTTTTCTTTGCCGTAGTGAAATTAGATCATAGGCACCCCCTCGGCACTCGGCCGGGGAGCCGACGCACGCATTGCGTCGTAGCGACGTAGCCCATACGCGGAGAATCCGCATAGAAAATATCGGATAGCCCGCTGTTTCAGCGGGAAAGTGGATAAGCCTGGCACCTGAAATCTCTCGTTGCTGCGGGAGTGAGTAGGGTGTGACGTGGCCCCCGAGGCGTTTGCGCGCCGGAGGGGCCGGGCTATATTAGCTGCGTTATCTTTACCGATCTTTTCTGGGGATGCAAGTACAATGATTCGCGTTGAATGTCCCGGTTGCCAAAAAACAATCAAAGCCCCCGATGATCGTGCTGGCACGGTCGCCAAATGCCCGGGATGCGGAAATAAGCTGCGAATTCCAGCCTCGTCGAAGGCTGAGGCCGTGGAAAATGACCTGCTGACGGCAAGACCTTCGACCTTCCGCACGAGGCCGATCAAGTACGCGCTAACCATTTTTCTACTGTTGACATCTCTCATAGCCGCTATCACCTTTCGAGACCCTCTAGGATCCCCGATGCCCGCACTCTGGGGGTTCCCCTTGATATGGGCTTTTCTACTGGCCTACTGGCATCTCAACGATATGAATACTTCGCTTCGAGTCACGAATAAGAGATCAATCCTCAGACACGGGATACTATCGAAACGGACGCGAGAGGTTCGGCATTCTGACGTTAGGCTTCTACAGGTCGACCAATCTTTCACACAACGGATGTTTGATGTTGGCTCGCTAGCCGTCGCCAGTTCAGCGCACGGCGCGATAGAAATTGAAATATGGGGGATTGCCCACCCGCAACACGTCAAAGAGACTATCGACGGGTACAGGTAGCTTTTCTTGTAGGATTTCTGCCTAGTGTACAGTCGTATACTAGAAGTGCAAGCATAAAACCTGCAATTTTTCCTCTTGTCGCAATGGCCTAAGAATGCCGGCTTGACACGCAGACGGCTGCCTATTGCCCTCGGTCGCACCCGTGGCACAAATGATAAATGCCGCTCTCCGGTTTCCGCTCTTGCCACGCTGCGAGGTCGACCGGGGTGGCCGTGGTGCGTTAAGGATCGGCCGGCACGTCGTAGACCTCTTGGTAGACGGCCGGAACTCTTGGCGGTACGTTCCCTCTAACTGTACCCAAAGCCCCGTAAATATCTTTGTCCGCTCGCAGCGACAAACTTAAAAGTCCGCCTTCCGGTCCGCCTGATACGTTGTTGACGGTAACTCGGTACACCCCAGATCCTAGGTCGCTGATGTCGCTCGATGAAATAGGGTCATGCGTTACGGTCCCGGTCGCAAGAACGAGTATATGGTCCTCTGTAAGATCGTTCACAGCGTTACCGGCACCTTGTCCAGGGCCGGTCTGCGTGAGGTTCGATTTGAATCTCAGATCAAAATCCGCAGTAGCTCCGACAAGGGGATAGTGGAAGTGATCGTCCATCAGCCTCGCATGCTGGGCTCCGTACATTCCGAAGACTTCGCCCCCCGCCACAAATGCATTGACTATTCGGGCCAAGATATCATCTTCGTGATCGCTGCTGCTATCGTTCATCGTCACAACCATGAATCGAAATGGCGAAGTGGCCTCAAACTGGTCCGACGTTGCTACGACTGGCCACCCAGCCCGTATCACGCTTCGGTTCCACGGCGTGCGACGTTCTACCTCCGTAAAGTCTGGCGAGAATGAGTAGTTGTCAAACTTGATGACGCCTCCTTCGAGATCCGAGCTATCGAATAAGGTTGATCCGAAGAATGAGTTGGCGTTGGCAACGCTCGATGCTGTTCCGTTGAGACACCAGCCCTCGCCAATCGCTCTCAGGCTTGTCGGGTCAACGGTGATACCCGTGGCTGGTAGGGAAAAGTTTTTCGCATGCGGAGTAATTACCCCCATCCTGGAGGAAGAAAGCGTGCTCCAGGAATAACTAATAAACCCCTGGGCAGCCCAAAGAGAAGCCGACGTGTACGTTCCCGAAAGTCCTGGCAAATGATGCACGGTGGTTGAGGCGTAATGCCAGACCGTGCCGCTGCCGTCTTTGACGATCCTTACATTGTGCAACATTAAACTACGCTCATACTGCAGGTGTCGTCATCCAAGATGGTCAACGAGTAACTACCCACCACCGGCGTGCTGCCGGTCAGGTTAGCCACGATGACATGCCGAGACGTTGGGCTCAAATAGATATTAAGGGTCGTTTTACCAACGAGACTCGTGCCGTTGATGCTCGTTATCACGCGGGTCTCGATGTTCCATGCGTTCCCGGAGATATCCCATTCCGCCACACGTATGCCAGCGTAGGAAGTGCCGCCCACCACTTGCGAACTAGCCCAGCCGCTCATTAACACCAATTCTTCATCACCAATAAGGGAGGCAGGAGTCGCGCCAAACGTGCTGAACGGGAGGCTTCTGTCTGGAGTCAAAGTGAATGCCGGAGACTCTTTGATGAAAACCGGCGCATGAAGCTCGAATTGCGCTAGGATATTTCCGTCCGGCATGGCTTGCCCGTAGACGTACTTTTCCGAAGACGCAATGTAATTCACATTGTACGGCGCTTCTGGATACTCACGGGGAATAAGCCACACCTCGTCGGACTCCAAACGCGGCCAGTAGATACCAGGCAGGATGGTAGCATCCGCGACGACACTAGCCCTCCTGAGTGTCGAAGAGTAGTGTGTGGTCCACACCGGGAGCAGCTTGCAGCAGAGGCACTCCGCAACGGCCATTATCCGCAGTCCTTCCCGTTGATGATCGCAATGGGATTTAGGTTGCCGTGCGTTTGGAACGTCACGATCCGGCCCGATTTGATCGTTGCTGGTTGCTTGTTATAGATCGTAAAGTTGCTGCCTACAGCCTCCCAGGAACCGTCCTGATCGGGATCGTCCTGCTGCATAAGCTTGGCGGTTCCGCTGCCTAGTGTAATGTGGTTAGTGGCGAGAACAGCTGATGTTATGTCGCTAGTTAGGATCGCCATACCGACGTTAACTTCTCCACTACTAGGTGTTCCACTCGCCCCCAACTCCACTATCGCCAATTTGGTTCCAGTGCCGGACTGTTTCCACTTGATCGGCACGCCGCTGTCCGCCGATACGAGATTGTCAAAATTGTCGTCTTCGCAATCGGCGAATTTATGATCCTCATCGCTCACGTCGATTTGGCAGACGGTGTAGCCATGCACGACGGCTTCACGGAATTTGCCGTCTTTAACCGGGCCCTGCAAAACGACAAACGGCTTGCCGGCCTCGGGGGCGATTCCCTCCAGCGTAATCCTTTGGCGTGACATCCGCGCCGAGGTAATCACCGAATCGCCGGTCTGGACGATCGGGAAATCGGCGGAGAGATCGTCGCCCGCGGCGTTCTTGACTAAGATTTCCAAAGCGGCCCGGTTGCCGCTGGACATGCCGGGGGAATTGCCCGCGGTCTTCGAGGCCTTGTCCCTGTTCACCACTCCGGCAATTTCATTCCAGTCGCGATTAGGGAAGACCGTCAGGGGTTGGCCGGGGTCACGCTTTTTGACCATTAGACCCCCAGCCCGCCAAACGACGTGCGATAATAAATCCGTTCGACGAAGGCCGTGGTTGGGCTCTTTATCAGGGAATCGCCATTTTCGCCATCTTCGTAATAAGCCCAGAGTAGATCAAAACCGTCTTTGGCGGAAACGGTCAGATCGCCGACGGGGATTGAAGTCGCATTCTCGATGTACGCAAAGCCGAATTCGAGGGAGGCTTGCTCGCTTGATCTCATGCCGCCGGAGGCCGAGGCAAGCATGAGCGAACCCGCGGGGCAATCTTTATAGGTCGCGTTGTTGACCTTACCGACCAGCCCGCGAATCGTATTTTGGTAGGACGTTGAAAAGCTACCCGACGCCGGGTAGTAGCCGATAGTAAACGTGACCGTCGGCGGAGCCAGGTTATATCCCTCGACTCTTTGGCCAGACGCATCTTTCACGACGTTGATCGCGCCGCTGAAATCGTTGTCCGTGTCGCCAGTTACGCTAATCGTTGATAGGCTTTGGTAGATATGAGCCGAGGGGGCCTGGAAGTTAAAGCGGTACTCCCACGATCCAAGGTCCGGGATGCTGCCAGAGCTTCCCGAGCCGTATTTCATGGATGCCCGCCACAGTCCGATCGAGGTATCCAGTTCCTCGATCTCATAATCTTGGCGAGGTAGGCCAGCGAGCGTCGAGGGGGCATAGGAATCCAAGGCGGTGATCAGATCCTCTTCATCGTCGCCTGAGCCGACATAGGCAAAATACTCCCTCTGCAAATTCTGTGAATTGCCCCCGCGGGAGTCAGCATTTTCCCAAATCGTCACAGCCATTAGTCGCCGGGTATGCCCCCATCGACGATGAACTTTTTAGGCTTCGTGTTTTTGGCGATTTCGCGAAGGATATCAATCTCCTCGTTCCTCCCGCCGAATTGCTGAGCAGCCAGTGAGACATCGAGCAATGCTCCCGGGTTAGGCCCGCCGCTCATGCCGCCAAGGGTTTGCATCGCGGCTTCCGCATCCTTCATCTTCGCTTCGACTTCCGCCGGGACCGCGGCGTTTTGAATCTCAGCGGATTTCTGTTCAAAGCGGGCACGGGCTTCAGCAAGTTCTTTTTCCGCTTCGATCAACTTCGCGGACAAAGCTGCGTCGCGAGAACCCGCGGCAGTTTTGCGACCGGCCTCGATCGCCGCAAGAGCTCGGTCCCGCTCCGCGTCAATGCCCCTTGCATTGCGGTTTGATTCGGTTTCACGGCCTCCGACTCTGCGGTTCAGTTCGTTTTGCAGCTCGGCCTGCACTCCCTCCGTTTCGCCGATACCCGCCAGCGAATAGACCACTACGTCGAAAGCATCTTGCCACCACCGTTGGAACTCCGCCCAAGCCTTCTTTATCTCCGCCAGCATCTTGAACCAAAGCTTCTGTACGTCGAATACCAGCTCGGTCATGGTCCCCACTACGAGGTACTTAAACCCCTCCCATGTCGTCTCTAGCTCGTGCGTACCCTTCTGCCACAGCAGACGGAGACCCGCCCAAAGAATCTCGCCTGCCGCTTGGATATCCCCCCCCGCAAGGGCCGTGGCGATCCCGCCGAAAGTTTGCTTGGCGATATCAAACAGTTGGCCGAACCAATTCGAGAGATTCGTGACCATCGCCCGGCCGGCTTCGGTTGCGTTAGCGAAATAAACGCCGAGAGCAGCAACGCCGGAAGCGACTAACGTAATCGGCGAGAGCAACACTCCGAAGATTGTGCTTAACGCCCCAATCGCTGTCGCCAAACCTCCGGCCACCACCGACGCAGCAGCGAAGCCGAGCCCAAGAGCCACCACAGCCCCGCCGGCCAGTGCGATCCCGCCGCCGATCAATGCGACCGTGCGGATGAGTTCCTTGTTTTGGCTAATCCACTCGATGCCCGCGGCGAGGATGCTTTGCGTCCATGTCAGGAAGCGGGTCAACGGCCCCGCAATGGCCGCTCCAATAGTTTCGACAACTCGCTTAATTTGTGCCCACGCTACGTCCATCGCATCGCCTAAAGCATCAGCCGCTGCCGCGTCTTCGGCAGACATAACGAGACCTAGCCGCTCCGCTGCTTCCCGCGTCTCGTCAAGCGTTTCGAGCATAGGTAATAGCTCAGTGCCAGAGCGGCCGAAAATCTTCATCGCCAGAGCCGTCTTCTTACTGGCGTCTTGCACGTCGGCGATGCGACTAGCAAATAGGGCGAATTGGTCCTCGGGGGCGAGGCCTTGCAGGTCCGTGAGACTTACGCCAAGATCGTCGAGGTTATCCGTCGCCGTGGACAAACCCCGTTCAGCATCTAGGATCGTGCGAGCCATGCCCCGCGTCGCCTTTTCGACGGCTTCAATACTCGACCCGTTCTGCTTGGCGGCGTAACCTAATTCCCCGAGGGCTTCGACGGAAAGGCCCGTGCGAGCCGCCATGTCATTAAGCTCGCTGCCAGTAGCGGAGAATGCCGCCGCCGCCCCGAACAATGCCCCGGTGATCGACGTGCCGATGGCCGTCATCTTCGTGCCGAGCGACAACAGCGGCTTGCTGATCGCCGAGAAGCGGGACTGCAATTTGCGTAACCCTGCCTGCACCCGGTCATCCAGGGTGAGCAAGATTTTCGCATTGCCGGCAACTCGGCCTTTAGCCATTCTTCCACGCTCCGAACACGCTATCGAGCAACCGAGCCGATTTCTTTTTGTCGAGTCGAGATTTTCGCTTCCGAGTCATAGGGTGCATTTCTCGAAACTGTTTAGCTCGTTTCCGGCCAAAGGCCGCGTTGTGGATTTCCATTCGTATCGCTGCCGTATGGTTCCAACGGTCCTCCTGGACGGCCTCGTGCATCGCGATTAGCTCACGGGCCGTCAAGGGGAAAAGGTCAACTCCGCAGATTGCCGCGAACGCTAACCAGTCTTCCCAGGTGCTAGCCTGCTGTCGATCTCGCTCAGTATCCGATCTATCTCCGCGTCCATCGTCTCCGCGATTTTCGGATCGGTAATTTTCGCTGTCAGTTTCTCCGCCGTCCGGATGAGAAAGCTCTGCCCCTCGGCTATCGCCGCCTCGACGGTCGTGCGGCGATGGGGCTGGACAAAACTTAGATAAGCTTCCCGTAGGGCGTCCCATCCCGCGGCCAATGAGTCGCCATCGAGCGCATCAAAAAATTGCTCTTGGCTAGTGGCGCGGTCTTCGGCCTGCCCCCTGACCAAATGCCACAGCACACTAGCCAAGGATTCGCAGTCGACTTGCAGGCCCACGAGCGTCTCGACCGCCTTGGGCCCGATCAGATCAACTCTCGTTGCCGTCTTCAACGTCCGGGCCAGTCCGAAAGTCAGTGGAACCGTCCACGTCAGACTGTCGGTTGTCGTGAATACGTTTTTCATGGATCACCTGTTTGATTTTTGGGGCGGAAACCAACACGCGGCCGGAGGTATTCGACAGCTCGACTAAGTCCGGAAACTTTTCGCCGACGCCGTTCAGCAACTCGGCGAGAGAGTCGGCGGTTATGTCGACCTGATCGGGGTGAGACTCAAGGGCTTCGGTAACTTTCTCAATCAAATTCATGAGGGGCCTTTCCTATTAAACAGTGACAGAGACTTTCGCCGGCTCGTTGATCGAGTCGGCCCAGGGGGCGAGTTCGAGTTCGATCGTTGACCCTTCATCAAACGTGCCGGAAAGCGGACAGCCAACGACGGTGTAGTCCGCATGCCAATAGTTCGTTCCGATCGTGGCGATTACCCCATCGGCAACAGCGATATGCAGGTCCGTCTTGGCAGCGATAGCCGCTTCGATGGCCTCGACAAGAGCGTCATCCTCCTTGTAGTTCACGCTCAGCGTGAGCCGCTGGTCAAACCGACCTTGCTTGTATTTCGTGTGACTCGAACCGCGTTTTTTGATCTCCGCAGATTTCGGCGCCCGGTCGAGACCGATATCGCCAACATTCTTTTGCTCCACCCAGGTTGGCGTAGCCCAGACAGTCGCTCCGTGGTTAGCGGACGTGTCGAGATAGATTCTGAATTCTTCACCCAGCAGCGTAAGTGCCATATTACAAATCCCCTTCGGCTATGAACTGTAAAAACTTTTCTTCAATGAGTGGTAACTTCGGTGTGAGATAAGGTCGTGGCTCGATCTTGACCGTAATCTGGCGACCTGTCGGCAGTCGGGCTTTCGTTGTCCCGCCGAACTCCAATACCTCCGGGACATTGGACCCTTTGAAAACCAATGGTCCGATCTCACACTGCGTTCCGTGCTTATCAACGTCAAAAACGATGCGGTCTCGTAGTTGTCCGCCGTGTCGAAACGGTGGATCGCCGGGCTTACTGGATTGACGCTTCCGCCGAATTCGTTTGGCGGCTAGCAAGGCTTTCTTCGCGACTTCAGGTGAAACAAATTGACCACCGGATGATTTCCCGCGGCCTTTGTCGTCCGTGGCACGAGGCACCCCCCTGTTGTCTATGAACACTTCGCGGCCATACTCGTCCCGCACGCCAACTGCGATAACACGATCTTTCGGAGGTCGTCGGCTCAATAAATTTCTCACCGTCTTCATCGCGTAGGCTCCGGACCGCCGCAACGCTTTGACCTTTGCCGCCTTTTCGTACTCGACGTATTTCGGGTCGATGCGAAACTTTCCGATCTGCCAACCGATCATATGATCCCCGAGTAGGTCAGCCGAAATGACGAAAGAAAAACGCCCATCTTCAACGCTTCTACATTAAACTTGTCGGTCGTCTCCGTCTTGGTCCAAATCCAGTTATTCATGCGCTCAAACCTCAGTACGCTGCGGATGCTGTATACGAAGTCCGACAGCCTCCGCCGGTCCCCCGGGTTGGCGGTTGTGCCGACGACGACAACATCAACTTCCGGACGCAGCAGCACTTGCGATCTGGTTTCTTTCTCTTCGGTCTCGCCCGCGGGACCAATCAAGACCCGGAGCGTTGTATCTTCGGCGAACAAATTCGTCCAAAGGTTCTCGGGAACAGACACCGCCGCGGCCATCACAAAGGCCCTTGCCGGATCGGCTAGGTACTCCGCGACGGCTGCCGCAATGTCTTCCGCCGGGTCACTCACTCAGGGACTCCCCGGTTTCCACCGTATAGACCCTGTAGAGAATGCCCAGATTGTCCATCGACCGAAAGCAGCGGCCATTCTCCAACGCGCATACGCGATAGACTTTGCCGTCGGCCTCGATCCGGTCGTTCTCCGCGGGTTCGATCTTTTCCCCGCCTACGATCAACTGGTCCATCCCGACGCCAAAGTCTCGACGCTTTGCGGAGAATTGGAAATCCTCCACGGGTTCGCTGAAGGTTTCCGCCTTTAAGGCAATAGCCCCCAGGACCGCGGAGTCGTTCCCGCGAAAGTAAACGATCTCCACGCCAGCGTTTTCACACAACTGGCGGTGGAGACGTTTAACAGCTCTGGCGATCAAGTCAGCCATTAGGCGATCAACTCTTCCGTATTAGTGATCGCATCGGAAACCAAGATAGGTACGCCGAAGGCCGACTCGGGGAACGGAGCAGGGGCACCGGTCGGGTTCGTCGCCGTCCGGCTGTCTTGCAACATCCGTTGCGCCTTACGGTTCATCAGCAGGTGCGTCGGCTTACGCCCGATGGGGAACCGCTCCAATAACTGAGCGATCATGTCATCAGTCAAACCAGTCGTCGACGTGACATTGGCGATGCGTCCGATGTCATAAGCCGAGCCAACTTGCAGACCTAGCCACAGACACGCCGGCGTATAGTAGGCAGGAAACTTCAAAGCACCAGAAGAAATCTCCGGAACAACGACGGTTTCCATGAGGTCGAAGGCACCGTCTCCCTTATAGACGCCGCATACCCCGTCTTGGCTGATATTAACAGCCCATACGCTCGTATTTGCGTCGGCCGTTCCCGTACCCGCGGTAACGACCATGGCATCCGCCAAGGCGTTCACCGTGCCTGCGTCGCGAAAACCCTGAAAACCACCTGATGCTCCGGTCGCACCGGCTGAATCCGAGGCTCCAATAACGCCGTTGATGACTTGCTTCTCGAACGCCATCAACGCAGATCGCAAGTGGCGTTTGCCTTCGCGGGCAACGTAGTCCTCCGCGCCTTTTCGCCAAGCATTCGCTACCGCGACGTCGACGCCCCAAGAGAAATCGAGAATCTTGAGGTCAACCGTAACGAGCGTATCGTCGCTCGAATCCAATTCCCGGCCGACGTTTTCAGCGCGAAACCCCACAACAGGGGCACCAGTCTCTTTAACGTACTTATGGGTCACCCCGTTGGAGCTAGGCTCCATAAGCAGTGCATCAACAAACGGCGAAGCCCTCAGCAAATCACTGACTTCGATATTGGCGAGATCGAAGGCATCTCCGATCAAGTCCGCCACTGCATGATAATCTTGTGCCATGTCTTACTTTTCCTTGTGAAAATTGTTTTGGGTTACTTACCGACTGCAGTCGAAGACTGCATCCGGTTGATGCGAATCTTGCCCGCGAATCCCTTACGTTCGGCCTTCTCCGGCGTCAGTTGTATTGGCGATGCTTCCCCTTCGGACGGCAGAGCGAGCTTCTTATTGGCTTCCGCCAATGCCTCCGACAGCCGTTTATTCTCGTCGGCTAGTTCGGCGAACTGCTTGTCGCGGGCTTCGTCGAACGACAATCCGTCGGCAAACCATTCGAGGCCCTTGTCGCCAAATGCCTTGCGGTAGCGTTTCATCTCGTTTTGCACCGCCGAGAAGTCAACCGACGGCTTGTCGATTTCCACTTCAACTTTCACGCTGTCCGCCCCCATTTCAGTAGGCTTCGATTCGGGTTGAGCTTCTGCCTTCAACTCCGTAGGCTTTACTTCGGTGTTAGGCATATCGCCCCCCTTAGTTGTTACTGTGATCTTCAAAGAATATGATTCGGACGTACTAAACTGGCTCTCGGTATTCATATCCGCCCCGTAAGGGCAAACCGCTACACCGCGTAACGGCCATTCTCGCACGACAATCCCCGGCCCCTCGAACTGGTAGCCGTTGACCTCGGTCACAAAGCCCTCGGGCACTTGCTCCAAAACGGAGCCATCGCCGCCCCAGTTGATCGAGGCTTCGTAGGGGACACCGCCCCTACTACGAGCGATCAGCTTGCGAGCCGGGTCTCCAGATTCGCTCGTTGGAACCAGAGCCCCTTCGACAAATAGCCCCTCATCTCCGGGCTCGAACGTATCGAGGAAGCCAATTTCCTCCCCATGGATGTAGTCCACGGGGATAATATTCTTATGCACCTTCACGCCGGACATGTCGTGAACGATTCGCCCCCAGAACCAATGCTCGATAGGATGTGCCGAGCGAGCCAGCATGCGGATCGGATAGCTTTCCTTTTCCGCATCCTTCGCAGCGAACTCGACAACGCCGCCGGGAAGGGTAAACGCCTTAGCTGGGACTTTGCTGAAATCTTTGGTCATACGTCTGCCGTCTCCGTTTGCGTGGCGACTTCCGGAGCGAACGCAGAACTATCCGCGAATTTCAAATCGACGCCGAGCGTTTCGGCGTACTTGATCGCTTCGCTGGTTTCCTTCACGTTCTGATAGAAATCCGACCCGATGGCTTGGCACTCTTGCTGCGGGCTGCTAGCTCCCATGGCGATCGACATGGCTGCCCCCCTAGCTTCCTTGACGGAATCCCACCAAGGCACGCCGTCGGGAATCCATTGCCACTGGAGAAAATCGAAGTCTTTCCCTCGGGGCAGTTTGAGCTCGCCGTCGGCAACGGCAATTCCGAATCGCCACTTGGTCCACTGGTCGAGGCACTCCGAGAGGTCTGCCCGACGGGCCTTGACGCTCTTGAGGTACTGAATCAGACCCCCGCGGGAGCCATAAAAATTCGTGAACGACTCATCGAAAAATGAGTAAGGGATATCCAGCGACTTCAACGCGATATGGATAATCAGCTTGAGGAAGTTAGTTACCTCGGTCGCAGGGGTCTTCGACTCGATCACCCCGACGCGATCCCCCGGGTCCATGTCGACCACGAAAGGCCCGCCACTGGCAAGATTCACTTCGTAGCCGCTGTCCGCAACGCCGTCGCCGTCATCATCCCGCAACGCTGTTGAGGGGCCGAACGCACTACCCGAGCCGTCGGCTTCGCGATAGAACTCCAAGCCGAATAACTGACTTACCTTGAGCTTGGCTTGCGTATACTCGAAGCCTTCGTAGATATCGCGGAAGCGGTTCAAAGCCGCGGCTACTGGCGAGACCCCGCGGACCTGGTCCCATCGGTCCGTGAAGTCCCAATAAATGCAGTTCTTCGACGGAACGGTTCTCGCCAGTTTTTTTCGGCCGCGATTGTCGTAATCACAGATTGCGTAGGCTAAATGAGCCCCCGCCGATCCCGTGTAAACTCCGTTCACCCAGGCCTGATCGTCAGTCGCTTCGCCCCGAGGCATGTCGATGCGATAGGCCTCGATTCCCTGGATGCGTCCGCGGTCAACGCCGCCGGCCATTTTGATCCAGAGCGAATCGCCGTCTTTCGTATTGCAGGCTTCCGTGATGCGAAGCCCGCGGCGGAGCGAATGCCGCATCGAAACGTCGAAACGCTCCCGTTTTGAGAGGGCGTCCATAGCTTTCTTCAATTCAGCGTTATACCCTTCGTCGGGGGTCTTTGGCTGGAAGCTGAACGACGCGACATAATCGAGGTGCTTGCGAATAGCCCATGCGGCTAATTCAAAATTGCGGGCAAGATCTTGAGTTGTGGCGGAGAGAATCCGCCGCTGATTCGGCGTAAGATGCAGATCCTCGGATTTGACCCGGGACATCGGCGGACGCCGACGGCCGCGATTCTCTACCGCATCATACTCGAACGACTTCACAGGCACGGCTTCCGCCGCCATAGCCGTTGATACGTCGATTGAAAAACTACTTACCAAGCCCCGTCCAATCTCAGTTTGGCAACCCTCGGTCTCACTTTGCCCGTGGCGATAGATTCGGTGTCCTGCCCCCGCAGCTCGGCAAGCCGCTTGCGGGCTTCTGACAAACTGATCTTTACGCTCGTGCCATCGACCGAAATGGATTCGGTCGCACCGTTCAGCACGTCTTCAAGTTCACGAATTTGGTTTGTATAGTCAGCCATATCCCCGTAGCATAAGCGACGTTTTTGCCCCGTCCGCTTAGGAAAATAAGATTCTTATTTATGACTATGTAATTCGGATATTTCTTCTCCTGCGAGGGGCCGGCTTAGGGGAGTACCTGGATACTCCGCACAAAGAGGCAGCAACGCGGGAGCCGACAGCGCAGTCGAAGAAGTGATTATCTTGCCCCGGTTTCAGATCCCACTCATAGACCGACCGGCCGTCGTATTCGACCTTTTTGGGGATCTCCGCTGCCGCATGATCCGCGAACATGCGATGCGTTGCGGCAGCCGCGGTGAACAGCGTAATCGAACCGGCGTTGCCGTGCGGCAGCCCGAGGGAATCGTGGAATGCTTTCTTGTGATAATTCGTGTCGTAGACCAAACCGACAAGCTGATTGCCTTTCGTTTCCGTCGGCACCCACTCGGGGCCCACCCGCTTGCCCCTACTTTGCAGCCACTGGCTAATCGGCTTATGCGTCGCCTTGATACCGCGGCCGTAGCTCGGGGTCAGTACCGCCGCATGAGGTGACTGCCGGCAGCAGTTATTGACCGTGGTAGAAGTTTGACCCCAGTTCGCGTCAACTAGACAGCGGCGAATCTTCATCAACGCCCCATCATCGCGCCGCCACTCGCGTCCACAGACGTGGGCAATGCAGTCTGTCAGGCCGCGAAAAATTGCTCCTTCGTCATCACTCCCTCGATAACGTCGCTTGAGTGTTTTTCTCGCATCCCGAAGCGTGTAATACGTTCTGCCCTGATCCGGCCAACTACCGTAGTCTAGGATGTACCCCGTATAGTCTGGTTGCCATGCTGCGACCAGCCAATACAAGAGCGACCCTTGTACGTCGATCATGGCCGTCAACACGTCACAAGTTTTCGGAAATTCTCCCCTCTTATACCCGTTCGTCCGCCGAGCTATTTCCGCGGCCGTCAAAATTTCCAAGTCGGCCTGAGCGGCAATCGGAGCATTTTGGCACTCAGCCATGAATGCTTCGAGGCCTGTGTCGATCAGGATGTTGTAGGCGTGCTGAACTGCGGAGACTTCGTTGTCTGGCTCGTAGCAGGATAGCCAAGTAGGCTCGCAGGCAGCATCCATCGCTGCCCTGTTATCAAGGTAATAGTTCGTCGCGTCTCTTCTAGCTCGCTCTTGGTCGCCAGTAACGTCCGGGTTATAGGTATTCCTGATTTCAGCATATTTCCCCAACCAAAGGTCTTCGTGATGTTTAGCGAACGCCTTGAGCATTGGCACCTTCATCGTTTGCCACGCGGGGTATTTCTCGATATCACTGAGCCGGTCAATCATATCATCCGGCTCGATAATCGTCGCGTTACAAACGGCCGATAGTTTTTCTCTGTGCCCGCCGAGTCGGAGAATTGCTTTGTTCAGCACTCTCAAATTCTTGTCGACTTGATCAGGGCTTCTCGCCGCCTCATCCGTTTGCGGATCATCCAGTAAAATAAAATCCGGACGGACCTGCGATCCGTCAGTCGTTTTGTGGCGGATACCGCGGAGGTTCGACGTGACGCCTTTTGGCTTAATCACCGCTCCGCTTGCCGGCGAACCTTCGATTGTCGGCAAGACGATATGCGTTGCGGTCCATTCGATATGGGTCCGTTCGCCGTTGTGCGTTTGGCTGTTGCACCGTTGGGGCTTGCCTTCTAAGCATCGGATCGCGTGACAGACCTCGGGGAAATCGTCCATCAGGAGATCGTTGGTTTCCAGCTCGGTCTTAATTGATTCGAGACAGATCGCTGCCGCCGTTCTATCGGCTCCGATAGGGACGGGGAACTTAATATGTCCGTACAACGTCCCCCACATTGTCGCGATCTCGGCTATCGTGGATTTTGCGAACCCGCGGAAGACAATTTGCAAAAACCAACCGCCAATAAGCATCGCATTTTGGATTGTGTCCAGCGCCCGATAATGATCGGGCGAGAACGGCGAGAGCCCAGCGGATAGCGGAAAATAGGACTGAGCGAATAGCCCTAGATCGTATTTGCAGAGGGCCTTGCGATTTGGATGAACAACCTCCGGAATCGCCCCGATCTCCGCGACTTCATTTTGCTTTCGCCGTTCATATCGCTGTTGTTTTGTGCCGGGTAACAAATCAGGGACGCACCACGAAAACAATATCCGCCGATATTTCACCGCCGCCCGATTCAGGTGATTTTTCGACGGTCACTCGGATTTCATACGTTCCGGCGGTAACCGCATTCGCCTTGAATTTGGCCAGAGATTTGTCGACCCCAAACGAATCGCTATCGACCACGAGGCCTTCGGCATCGCCGCTAATGACTTCCGCAGCAACCAGATCCCCAAGCCGTCCGTTCGTCGCTAACGCTCGATGGAAGTCAACGGCGTAGATATCCTCGTCGTCTACAGTTACATGCTTTCGGTCCGCGGCCCAACCCGATGCCCCCCGCACGAGATCAAAAGTCTGCTCTCGCGGAACGGCAATCTGCGATATAGGGGGCGTATACCCCCCGCCACCTCCGCCCTCAACATCGTCGATCATCTTCGCCAGAGTGTTGCCGCTCGGGGAGGCCGGATTACCGATTTTGGTCTGGATGTCAGTAACACTCGCTTGACTCGCTAGTCCGCTCACGTCGGCCTTGAATGTGTCGGCGTTGCTGGTATGAGCCAGCGTGCCCGCGACGTTGAGCTTGTCGAGGTAGCCGGCCCGTAAACTACTGAGCCGGCTTGTGAGCGTGTTGCCATGAGTCGCAGCCAGTTGAGCGTTTTCATTGGCCGCGTTCGCGAGCGCGCTGACGCCGATGATGGCTGAGGAGAGTGTGCTTGACCGGACATCCACCACAAAACCGATCTTGTAGCGGCCCGTGACGCCGTTGACGGCTGCGGTAATCACAAGTGTGTAGTCCTTGCCTGCGTCAAAACCATTCGCGGCTGTCGGTGTGAATGTCGCTTCGTAAACACCCGTGAGACTCGCCAGTTTCGAGAGCGTGCCGTTCTGGCCGCTCATCGCTGAGCCATCTTCGTACACCTGCCAGGTGGGCGTGCTGTCCGCGTCGGTCGGCTCCGAAGTCGTCACGTCAACGAGCGTGGGTGGTCCGAAACGGTACGGTGCGTCTAAAACTGCAATCGGGTTGTTCATTGTTTACTCTGCAAAAATCGGACTGCCGAAGATTGACTTGGCGCGGGGCGGGGTCACACCACTGAGCGCCGCATTGAGCGCTGCGGTGAGGTCGAACGCTTTCACGACACGATTGCCGTAGCCGCGGGCCACGTCGAAATCACCGCCCAGCACGTTGATGAGCACGCTCTGGCTGCCGTCGTTCGCACTGCCCACCGCATAAGGGTAAAGACCATAGCCCGCACTGTTGTCGGTGGGGAGCGTAATCACGGCGTTCGCAAACGTCACGTATTGCGTCGGATCGGCCGCGTTCATTTTGTGGAAGACTGCCGCCCGCACCGTGAAGCCAACAATCCCGCCAAGATTCGAGTCAATGAGGTTCGCCCCCACGGCCACGTCTTCGGGATCGCACGTGAACAGGATCATCTGGTTCGGGCCGGTCTGCATGCACTCGACGTGGGCCGCTTCGGGGATCGTAAGGTCCGTGTTTTGCGGCCACTCGGCTCCCGGGTTGAGCGCGGCGATGATGCTCGTGATGTCGAATGTGTCGCGGTAGGTCAGGCTCGGCGTGCTGCGATCATACGTCCAGCGGCGAATTTCGGTGCGGTGCCATGGGTCGCTCGTGCCGCCCGAGGAATCGGTCACGCTCAAACTGCGGTCGCCATTCTCTTCGCTGACGCGGACCACGGCCGCCACGCCTTCCCATTGACCCGTGAGCACGCAAGGGGCTTCGATCCGCATGAAATCCATGCCGACGTTGTTAGTTGGCAGGTTCGGGAAAAATGAATCGTTGTCCGTGAGTAAATGGAACGTCAGATTGTTGTTGAGGTTGAAGCCGCCCAAGAGCGGCCGGCCGCTGTTGCCATCGAGCGGTTGACCCGTGAGCGAAAACCAGTTCGTGTTGAGGCTGAAGGTGTCCGTCGGCTTCGGCCCGATGACTCCCCAGTGTGTGGCGCGGAGATTGTTGTCATCGTTCGTCACGAAGCCGGTTAAGAGTCTTCGCCCATCAGGCAGCGGTGCCACCCAGCCGTTGTAATTGTGCCGAGTAGCGGTCCCGGCGATGACCTGGACTGTTTCAAACGTCTGCGTCGTTTCGTCGAATTGGGTCGCCATGATGCGGCCCGAGGCACTGGTCGAAGCTCGCCATGCCTGGAGGATTTTACCCCCGTGCCGACACATAACCGAGTAGGTCATGGTCTTGTTCGTTTCGCCTACGTCGGGAGTAATTGGCCAGCCGAGTGTTGGTCCATCATCGTCCCAGAGGCACCAGACGGGGAAGCCGTAGAGCGTGTCGCCTGAGGCTGGTGAGTTCGCCTCCGTCCCGCTGTGGCCGTGCATCGAAAACGCGATGCAATCGCCCGCGTCGATAACGCACGCATCGGTGTGGCGATCTCCCCAGGCCGTCGTGCCGGGAATGGTGTTGTACCAGATTTTGGTGGCACCGCCGTCGCTGGAATCGGCGTAGACATAACCCACTAACACCGGGATCGGCCAGCGGTTGGGCTCGCCGTCCGGCCCGAGGAAGACGCCAAAGTATTGCGGGTTGAGCGAGGCGTCGTTTTGGTTGGTTGCGACTAACCAACCGCCGGCGTACTCGATAGCCTGGGGTGCCGTGAGCTGCGTCCGTGAGCCGCGGGCCGTGATGCCCGGCTTGTGGCAGGGGATCGAGAAGGCCGGATAGGCAAGGGCGTTCGCACTCGCTTCGCCCGTCGCCAGGGTGAGATAGTTGCCGCTGAACGGGCAGACGAGCCGGTCACTGGCCGCGAGTTGGGCCTCTTTGGTCGTTGTCTTGGCGACCCCGGAGGAGTCGCACCAGTTCCCATAGCTGCGGACCTGCGAGGCACTAAAACCACACGCGGAAAAGAGCCGCTGATGATCGAGCAGCAGGCGTTGCTTTTCGGCGTCGGTCGCCAGGTCGTAGTCAGAGAGCGTTTCGCTCGTGTCGCAAATCGCACAGTGATACGAGCCGAGGGAGCCGTTGAACTTGCTGCTGCTGCCGTCGTGATAACCAAAGTGCATCCGCCCGTCGGCGTGGGTGGCGATCTTGGTGTCGAAGGTGTCAACGCCACTGGCGGCTAGATCGACCGTCGTTTCCGCCTTCTGAAATTCAGGCTGCCCGTCAGAGTTGAGGGTGTAGGAATAAATCCCCCATTTGTTACCGTCGCGGCAAACCAACAGAGGCGTGTAAAGCGAGAGGACTCTACGGGGGATGCTCACGCTGAGCCGCTCCACGTTGTCGATTCGCAGGCGGGCGCGAAATGTGTCATCGCTCGCCACGTAAAAGATGTGAAAGTAGTTGCTGCTGTTCGTGTAAAACGAGACCAGCGTTTGCACACCGCCGCCGCCGATCCAGCGAGCGTTGATCAACATGGCCCAGCTCTTGGTGCCGAGGCGGGGGATCGGTGCGTTACTGGCCGACGTAAAGTAGCCGCCGGCCGTGGAGCCAGCGAAGCGGAACACAGCCCCGCCGAGCTGTTCGCCGTCGCCTACAGGTGTCAGGAGGATGTCGGTGCCAGGGGGAGGTGCTGGCCCATCGTCTTCCCACTCAAAAAATCCCAGATCCGCAGCGCTGCCCTGAGGCCGCTCTGTGCCCCAGTAGTCAGTGTCTGGAGCATAGGCGGCGATGGCCGCATCAATCGCCGGACTGCCAGCCTGGAGCTTGAAGTCGTCGGTTGTAGTGCCCGTGGGATCAACTAACAGCGGGTCGCTTGTGAGTGCGGTCGTGAGCCAAGTGATGTTGCTGTCCGTCTGGCTGCTGGTGGGCAGGTCTCGCGCGTCGATTCCCGCTCGCACGTAATCGGTAGCACCGGAGTCGAATAGCTGGACTTCGCTTTCGAGGATAACGTAGGTGCTGTCGGTGCTTGGGGGAGTGGTCCATGCCGGCACGACTGTAAGAACTGTTGCCGTGTTATTGGTGATCGCCCGTATCTGACCAGAGCCAGTCCCGCCCGTGATCTTCACCCACTTGCAGCGAACGACTGTTCCACTGTTGAGAGTTGTCGACCAGCTTGCGCCTGAATCGGTGAGCGTCCCACTTAGGGCGTTGGATGCGTTAGCACCTGCGGTAGCCGTGCCATCGTCGACCACCAATTGCACCGCAGAACCGCCACCCCATGCAAGCGTTTGATCCGTGGCACTCGTGTACGTGAAAACAAGGCTGCGATTCGTTGCCTCGGGTAGCGTGTAGCTGGGATCGAACAGCGAAACACCTGCCACGTTTCGACTGGCCACGTTGTAGTTGGCACCAGCCAGTTGCGGAGTAGCCTGTTTATTAAATCCAGCGGTTGCCGTGCCCGCGTTGTAAATCAGGTTGTTATCAAAGTACGAGATATGGATTCTCGTTAGTTCGTTCGCATCGTCGGCGTTTCGCTGGATACCGATTTCCGGCTGATAGGCGACATTGTTCGCACACACCATATTGGTGATGAGAGCTTGCGAGGCGTCGTCTTGCGCGTCACCAAACGAAACAAAACTAACATTGTTCCCCAGCGTGTTGTTGGAAAAATCGAAGTTGTCGATATGGGTCCGCTTGTTGTAGCCAAGCTCGAAAACACCAGAGCCGTCCGTGTCCGTGCGGGTCACGAACAGGTTGTTGCGGATCGCAATGTTGCTTATGAGCGTGTCGTCTAAATGGGCGGTGAACCAGTGGTGCGTGAACGTATCAACGACGTTTTCTTCAAACGTGACGTTTGAGTGAATGCCAGACGCGAACCGATTGCCCAGTGCAAATGTGTTGTCGCGGACTACCAAAGGATGATCTGTACTGCCGCTGACGCCTGCCAGCATACGGGAATCTAATGTACGACCACGGCCCCGAATGCTATTGCCTTCTATAACGCCATCATAGAGGTCGCCTTGTTGGCTGGTGGTTGCTCGTTGCGAAAGAAACAGCGAGCAAACGCCCGTATTGTTGCTAATGCTGATATTGCCGTGAGAGGCAATCGTATTAAACGGGCTGCTCACCAGTAAAAAACCTAGGCAGCTTAGCGTGTTGTTTTCGATGTCGATGTAAGAGCACGCGGCGCTCTCCGCAAACCCAATCACCGCCGCGAACGTCGGAGCCTCTTTGCACGAATAAAACGTGTTGCCGGTGATAAGAATGGGGTCGCCGCTCGTCCCCGTGAAGTCCCTGATCCCCAGGAAGCCGTTACTATATCGCACCGTGGAATTGGTGAGGCTAAAAAGGCGATTAGCTTCGCTGGTGGTTGATTTCTTGTAGCGGCAGTCTAAACCGTACTGACGGGCCGAAGTGCCGCCCATGTACTCAAAGACACAATGATCGAACTTGGCTTCGTTGTAGGTCGTGTTCGCCGTGCTGACGATTCCCCAGCCGTTGTAGCTCAGGTACTTGTAGGCAAGCGTGAATGATGGGTTGCCGTCCCCTTCGTCATGGTAGAAGTAAATCGTCCCGGCGTCGTAGTCGATGGCGTACTCACCAACTGAATCCACGTTGACTGCCGGGTCGCTCACAGGCCCTAGTGCTACTTCTGTTTGGCAGATAGTGCCCGGCGATTCGCTCGAAATTGAAACGGACGAATCGGCAAGCGAGCCTAATCCAGTGCCGGCGGCATTGGAGACCCACGGATTGGTAAAGGCTCGCACGCCGATATTGCGGGTGTGGTCGTACTGCCAGCTCGAGCCGGTCTTGCTTTCGCTGCTTGCTGAGTTGTTCCAGTTGACGCCAGACCCAGACGCCCGAAACGTAATCGGCTTCGCTTCCGTACCATCGGCGTTGATGATCCCAGCGTTGGCAATGATCGTTTCATAGTTTGCCGCAGTCTCGACCTGGATGATCGCCCCCGGCGCTGGCTCGAACTGAGCGTAGCGGTCAATCTCCATCGCCGTGTTACTGGTCGTGTCATTGCCCTTGAGCGTGAGCGTCACCCCATCATTGACCACCAACTTGCCGAATGTGCCCGCGTTGGTCGCTTGAATCTCAATGGCGTCTCCGACGTTGGAGCTGTTGCTGCCCACTGTTACGTCAGCCGCAACCGTGACCGTGTGACCCGTCGCGATAATTGCGTTATCGCCATCACCAGGGTAGTCGGTGCCCACGGTGCCTGGGGAGGTATTACCCCAGGTGGCCCCGTCGCTCCAGTTGCCGGTTGTTGCGGATGTAAAGCTAGCCATCTACTTTTACTTTTTCTCGATCAGGTTATTAAACGAAAACACCATCATTCGACCGCCCGGCAGAGCGATGCACTGGATGATGAAGAGTCGCTTCATTGGAACACGCCCCTGAGAAAAAATCCGCCGGCAGCCGAAAGCAGCGACAGCCCCACCGCCCAAGATCGCCAAAGGATCTGGACTTGGGCTATTAACCCGATTCCCATACCGTCACCTCTCAGCACCGACTCAATGGCTGTCAGCCGTTCCTTGATTTCCTTCAACTCATTAGAAATCTCATCAGCCGGCATAACAGCACCAATGCAACTAACCACGAGAGCAAATCCAGCGAGCATTCACGCCGCCGAGTCTCTCTGATTTTTTCCCTATCTAGGATTTCAGAGCCTTATCCAAAAGCTTCAAAAAATCTGATGTATCTTGCGGAGCGATCCTTTGCCTCTGCCCGTCGATCGGCAGGATCACCGCCCCTTCTCCGTAGTCTTTTACGAACATGACCGTTGGAGTTTTGTCGACTCGCCACTGAGCGAACGCATCAGGTGTATCCAGCTTCACGCAGATAAAGTCTTCTCGAAGCAAGCAAACCACAGCTTCGTCCGTCAGAATTTTCTGCTGGAATTTCTGACAAGGGCCGCAAGCCGGCCCGCCATCGAAATACACAAAGACCGGCTTTCCGGTGCGTGCTGCTTTCGCGTAGTCCGTATAGGGTGTCCAGCTAAATCCGGGCCTCTGTTCCGCCACGATAGAATTCTCAACAGTCCCCGCGGTCTCCGCGGTCTGAGTGATTAGAGGCGGTGCAAGATCGGGCACGGCGGGTTTTCGCGTGTGAGTCGCGTAGATAACCACGGCTAGAGCGGCGGCTAAAAAAATCGGTAGCTTCATTAGTTCACCGAGGGGCTAGGGCAATAGATACAAAGGGCCTCGTCGGGAGTGGCTTTGCTACGGGTCAATACGCCGAATCCGTTATCTCCCCAACTCGATCCCCAAGAGTTTTTGAACTTCACGCCAAAATCGCCGTTAGGCAAAATCACCCCGTCGACGGCAAGAACCAAATGCCCCCACCACAACAATCCGAGAGTGCAAGGATCTGGATCGTCGTCGAGGATGCAGGTCATGACCGCAGCGAAAGATTCGTCCGGCAATTGCTCGAATTCCGGGACGGTATGCAGCAAGGCATTCTCACGGGCCTCGGGCGTGTCGTATTTTTTGTTGATCGCATTGGCGGGCCAAAGTTCTTGCGTTGCGACGCCGTACTTGTTCATGCCGTTGACGGCGTCGATTGCCCATCCGCCTTGGTTCCTATACCCCTTGATTTTCGCCGCACAGCTTGCCGGCGACAGGTCGATATGAGGCAGACCGGCCTTGGCTCGTGAAAGATAAACACCGTGGAGCGTGCCGTTGAACCAGCAGTAGTTTGTCGATCCTTGGGCCAAGACGGGTAAATTGAATTCCGACTCGTAATCAGAGAGCCGCGACTTCGTTCGCTCCTTATGCTCGATTCGCTCCCGCCACTCTGACTCCGGGATCAACGGGCGGGAGAACGGTTTGCAGAAAGGAGCAATACCCTCGGGGTATGCCGAGAAGTCGGTTTCAAAACCGCGGCTATATTTCGGGTTGAACGCATCTTGCGTGTCGTCGTCGGAGATAATTAAACAGCCGCCTAGATCGGATCGGAATTTGCTCACTGAGTACCCCCGTAGAAATCCACTAATTCGTTAAGCCGATCCAAACTTTCCAGCGGGACTACGGTCCCCGCCTTTCCGTTCGACACAACAACTACCGGAGCCGAGCCGACAAACTTGTCGAATGCTGTTAGCCAGAAGTCCGCGTCATTGATCGGGCGAACGTCGGGGTCGAATACGCGGAAGGTGCCTCCGTGTTTTTTCACCTTAGCCCGCCAAATCGTTGAGCCAACGGCAGTCGCTTGCTCCCGGGTGAGCCCATGGTTGGGGCCCGACTCCGCGATAATCATGACGTGCAATCCCGGCTCGGGGATCGGTGCAACGTCGGGAACCGGCTGCGGATCGGGAGTAGGATCTGGTATTGGTTCAACATCAGGTGTAGGTACGGGAACCGGCGTAGGAACCGGGCTCGGACTGATATTCAGAATCAGCAGCAGAAAGCCGAGAAAGACCGCCGAGATTACGTGCTTGTCTTCGTTGCTCATTTGGTCTCGGATTTGTTGTAGAAACAGATCAAGCAGCCTTGAACGTGGCCGCGAAATTCAGCACAGCCGCTTCGTTCGGCCCGCTCCATAAGAGCGTTCAGGTGAGCGAAGTCTTTCTCGTCTTGCGACTTCTGCGGAATCAGCTTCGCTACAATTGGCTTGAGGCTACTGCGATTCCAGTAGGCGATAACGCCTACAATAGCCGTCGTGATCGCGGCCATCTTGGGATTGATCGCCGTTAGCCATGCGATCAACTGGTCAAAGGTCGTAGGGTCTGGATTCATTAGGGCCTTTCTATTCCGCGTCGAACAACGCGATTAGCTTGGTGATGAGAGCAATGATCTCGTCAGCGTGATCGAGTAACCATTGGAAAAACTCCATTGGCGAACCGAAGCCGGAGACGCCTTTCAGGCCTTCCGCCTCTTCAACCAGCACGTCGGCGAGATCGTTGTCTCGCAAGATCCGCCGGAATTTATCGCGATCCAGGCCGGCGTATTGCGACTTGCGAAGGGCCTGACGCAAAACAATTCTTTTAACTAGCACTAGGACTTTCCTTTCAGCAACCAAAGTAAATCACAATCGTGAGCATCAATGCACCAACGGCGATGCTCGCCGCAATCCAAGGTCCGTACTCTTCGATCATTTCAGCGTGAACCGATAGCGGTAAAAGGGACTGCGAGCCAAGTCGGCCGGCTCGGTTACCCGGTCTGCACAGTTGGGCACAGGGTCAACTCCGCCAAAACGATCCGCCGCGGCAACCGCCGCCGAACAATAGGGGGGCCGGTTATCGGCCGCGGCGTCGTTCATGTCGGGGGCGAGGAAGCAGCGAACTACTGGCAGATGACCCATTGCAGATCGCAGGATCGCTCCATACCCGTAGTCGCACCCGGCGAGGCGGAGCAAGTATCGCACAGCGTCTTTTCGCCGGTATTCTTTCCAACGATTCCCTGGGTTCGCTTCAAACACGTCAATCAGGCCGGGAAACTTCGCGACTTGACTGGCTAGGGTCACGATCCTCCCGCCTTTTAGCTCCCTCACCTCCGCACAAAACGGCACGTCCTCCAGCCATATGGCCTTCGCCACGTGCGTATATTCGCTTCGCCCGGCTGCCCCGATGAGAGATGCAATCAGCCCGCGGCCGCGGAACAGCAAAAGATCGCCGCTCCGAATCTGCGAAACGGCGTCGGCCAAATAGATTTCTTTGCGAGCTTGAGACAACCGGGCGAAACTCCACGATCCACAGCGTTACGGATAAACTTATGCTTATCCCCGTAGCATAAGCGACGATTACCCGTGCCCGCCCGCGGATAATAAGATTCTTATTTTTAATCCGGGTAGTACGTTCGCACAGTAACCCTCTGGCCGCACACACACGCACACGCCCGCCAAACAATTCTCGAGAACTTGAAGTCGCATCCAGGAAGAAAGCCTGACTCTCTTTGCTCCCTAATTGGCTTCCGGCCCTCGATAACTTTCACTTCCGCACTCCCGCAAGTCGGACACGTGGCCGGCAACGCCATCGTCTCTACCGTCTTGCGATTCTTGCTCCCCGCCGGTCGACCACGTTTCTTCGATTCTGCCATAGGAAATTTACCTCTCTCAGTTTTCGGAACTTTCCATCCGGGAGCGAACATAAAGCATCCCGTTCAAATTGAAACACACAGCGGCGAAGTGATCCTCGTCGTCGTCACCTCGCATCGCTTGGATGAAATGGCGGACTGCCGATTTGCGAAATCGAATCAGCTCCGCCGGTCCGTTGGCGAGCGTCCAGTTCGCACTTCCGTCTTCACGATCTGGATAGATCGCTGCCCCCTTCGTCAGGTGGGCAGCCCATCGCTCGAATAACGGACCTTCAAAGACGCGGTCGTACTCGATCTTGCCTGTGGCTGCGTTACGAACCATACCGCTCGCGAATTCTTTCTTATCGCCGGTGTCGATCACGCGGAAATCGTTCATGCTACCTCCTTCTGTTCCAGCTCGTATCGAGCATGGCGTAACTCGTTCAGACTACCCACCACGGGAATCCCCCTCGATTTCGCATGATCGCACTCTTCGTCCGCGCCCGCGCTTTCCCCTGGAAGCCTATACACAATGTCAGCTACTTCTACCCAGGGTAGATCGCACGACAGCCAAAGGTTATGCGGCAAGTCATCCTGCCACGCATGTGGCATGAGCATGGACCGCATAGGGTTCAAAGGAGCGTACCCGGCTCGCATCAGAAACTCTTCAGCTTTGGCAGCCTGATAGAAGTTATCATTGCGGCTGCCCTTCGTGATCGGCCCCGAAATGTAAACACGCAATCGTCTCATGTAGTCTCCAGTGCTGTTTGGGAAATTGTGCGATACCCGAGGCGTCCTGCCGTGTCGCTGAAAAAGTGGCACTCCGCCGCTGCCAAGGATCGGTAGCCGTTCTCGAAATGCCAACGGTCCGTCCCCGACAGAGACGGTAGCCGGCGAACGATGACGTCTCCGATCGTCTCCGAGGATCTGAACCGCCAAACGTCCTCGCTCTCGGAATGCAGATGGCCTAGATGCCACTCCCTCCACGAGGTAGCGGCGAAATCATCAGGCCAATGATGGGCCATTTCATTTGGCAATAGCTCGAACCGCTTACGGTTCATTTTGTCGCCGTGAACAAAACCGATGAGCGTTTCTCCCCAGCGGTAGCGTTTCTTCGCCGTCGGGGCGTTGTCCACTCGGACGCGGTCGTTCGATTCGTACAGAGCCGACAGCACGACGCCGAGCGTAAAGGCTCTATCCCTGTCGTGATTCCCCGGCACGATCACCACGTCCACCGGTGCGATCTCCGCTGCATCATCAATCAATCGGCGGCAGCAGCCGAGGCCGGTCGAAAATGCTTTTTGCCAACGGCCGTCGCAATCTTGCGGAGTGCCCGCGGTCGTCGTGTTGTTGCCGGTGTCGACATGATAAAAGTCATTGCCGAGAGGGATCAGAATCCGCTGAGCGTCCTGGTCTTTCACGGATTGCAACAGAAACCGCCCGGCTAAATCGTAGCGGTCCCGGGCGATTCGCAGATCGTAGTTATCTCCGGTCTCGGGAGCCCACGAGAGCTTGCCGAAGTGGTGATCCATGATCGAAGGCTCGGCAAGAACGCCGCCGGTTCGCCACTTCTCGCGAGTTCGATTAGGCTTTACGCAAAGCTCGGCGATCATGTCGCGAATAAACTCTTCGCGACTCATGCCCTTCTTGCGAGATAGCCAGAGCTTCACTTGCCAGAGTGGAGTTTTCGTAATCGTGCCGTCCGATTGTTTGGCTGCGGACTCCCACGAATTCACGACGAAACGATCGACGTTCCAGACGGCCGTATCGACTTCGGCTTTGGCGAGTGCATCGTCAACGGTTCGCACCGGCGTTGATGTAGTCCAGGTGATAGCTGCCGCATCTCCCGATTCGTCACGTTGCATTTGGTCGGTCTCGGTCGCGGGGGCCGTCGCCCGGTTCACCAATCCGCTGTTGCTAATCTTGCGTTCCACGCTGGCGCGTGATCGTTTTAGTTTGCCGGCGATGCTTACCGCCGATTCGCCGCGGCGGTAAGCCGCCGTCAGCTTTTCCACTTCGTCGTCGGTCCAAGGTCTTTTAATCAAAGTATCTTTTCCTTTCTGTAGCCGAGTCGCCAAAGGGCTCGGGATATATCCTTCGCCGCTTGGGTGATTACCCCTTCGTCGATTTGAGGAAAGCATGCGTGAAGGAACTCATGCTCCAGAATCTCCAGTTCATGCTGCCCGCGGAGTCCTGCGAATATCCGAATTTCCTTGTTGGTCTCGGTCGGGTCATGGACATCCCCCCAAACTTTTAATCGGGGTACGCGGCGGAACCGCCAGCGTTTGCCGAGGAAACTAAAAGTTAAAAGGCGTTTAGTTGTTAGCATTTGCATTTTTAGTAGGTAAAGGGATTCATATACGTCGTGTCTTCCGCTGGCCCTGACGAAGCGAGGTACGAATATAGTACCTACGCCCCTGCGGGCACTTCACGCCCATCCTAGCGGCTTGCGTGTGCGTCGCACGTATCTAACGCCCCATCGCACAAGCTATCGCCTAATAGCCTCTCAGGCGATTCAGCGTGAGGCCATTGGTTGCAACCGCGACCAATGAGAATCAGGTCCGCCCTCCCCTCGTCGTCTAGGTCTTCAACAGTCGCCCATAGCGACGTAAGTTCATCCACCCTCGCGTTAGCTCGATTGGTCGCATCTCGCCACAGTTCGCACGATTGCCGCCAATCGTCTCCCCAGGTCAGGAGATCGTCTATCCGATCCGCCTGACCAATCGCGGCCCAAATGGCGATGGCCGCTACGGCCCACCCCCCAGCCGCCAGTATCAATAAGCCGATCTCAATCCCGCTCATAAAAAATTTCTCCCTCTGGTGCAAAAAAAAATTTCTCAGTGTTTGCGGTTTGCGTTTGCACTACTCCCTATAAATAGGGAGTGCAAACGTTGCAAACCGGTTTGCACTGTTGACAAACGCCTGTTTGCAAACAACGCAAACTGCAAACTATTCACAATAGGCAAGACTCAACAAAAAATTTTCTGTTTGTTTGGCGACCGTATTTCTGTTTTTCCTCTCGCACAGCCGCTCCCAGTCTCAATAAGAGCCGCTCGACTTGCTCCGGCCGGCTCATGTTCATGGCCCTGCGGATGCCATTCATGCTGATGCCGGGGCTATCCAAAATCACCGAAAGCAGCCTCTGGCAATCGACTTCATCCGCATCAACAGAGTTGGCCATTTCTGCCTCTTCGCTCGGGTCCGCATCCCGCAGTTCAACAGACCAGATACGCCCCGTAATGCCTGGATCGCCTTCGTCGATGTCCAACTCCCACTCGCCCCCATGGCCGGCGGATCCCCCCGCCACGAGCCACAAAGGCGATTTGCCGTTCCGTCTGGGCCCTCGGGGGGCAAGCATGATCCATTGGCGAACCCACTCCATGAATCCGCTTTGCGTGAGGTCATTAATCCCCGGCCGCTTGAACTCACTGCCCTTCCCAGGCTTGCGGGTATGATGCACGAGGCCCATAGTACAACCTGTTGCATCGCCAATCTCACCGAAGCCGGCCAGGATCGGCCCCATACCAAACACGTTACTGGCTATGTCAGACTTCCCCCGAGGCGTAACGCATAAGTATGCGGGGTCGATGATGCACAGTCCGATCTTGTGCTGTTCAATCTCGCGACGGACTTCGGCCAAATGGGCTTCTAGGCTTAGCTGCGGGAGCTTGAAGCCTAGGTAGAACTTTCCTCGAGATAGCTCTATTTCGGGCTTAGTGCTTTGAATGCGTTCGAGTGTTCGCTGGATAGTAGAACGGCCAGATTCCCCTGATATGACGAGGACGTTCTGGGGTGAAGGGGTAGAGAATTTCCCTAAGAACGCCCCCCCATAGGCTGCCGAGACGCCCAAGTCTAGTAGAACGGAAGTTTTGAAACATTTCGATGGCCCTCCGATAATGAAGTGTTGATGAGCGACTACCATTTGATCGATAACAAATCTCTGGTCGATCCGTTCCTGCATGAAATCGACATGATCGACCAGTTCAAGCGAAAACCCTGCCCCGGCTTTCTTGGCTACAACGCCAAACTCATTGCCCCGCATGACCTTCGCCTTTGCGGACTTCCACTTATGGTCGATCTCGCGTTGGCTCCAAGGCGGATCGCAGCGGGCCGAATTGAATTCACGGATTAGCTCTTGGGCTTCATCGCCGTCGATCCCATGGCGGAGAATGACGCAACACGCCTCTAGCATCCGATCATGGCCACGTTGGCCGGAGATCGAGTCGGGCACCTCGGCTAGTGCTAGGCGGCAACGCTCGGTTTCAGTTATATCGGGGCTAGTTACTTTTGGCGGGTTCGCTAAACTCCCCCACAACCGGCTAATAGCCGCTTGGTTTGCCGCGATTGGTTCGTCAGTTACCGCGTCGCCTGTGATAGCGAAATAGCGGGAGTGCTGATAACACTCCACTTGTCCCGTGCCGAATTGAAATTTTCGACCGGAATTTTCAATCGGCAGTGAGCCTCTTAAAATCGCCTTGACGCCAGTTCCGCTCGGGCTCACTTCCGCATAGGTGTTGAGGTCTAGCAGAATCTCATGAGCCCAATCGGCTATCACGCCGGATGTAGGGTCTCGGCAATCATCCAGGTCGATTCCAACGTAGGGATCATCCTCGGCGAACACATAGCCGATGCCCGCGTACTTGGCGGGATCATAAGCTTTGCGGACTTCGTCAAACGAGGACCAATGCGACGGATTGGTCGAGGATGCCTTGTTGCCAAAGACGCGGTACGGGATTTTCGTGCCGTTCACGTTTCGCCACAGCACCCATTGCCGGCGGACGCGTAGTTCCTGCGGTATGTTTTCTAGGTTTCTAATTGCTATCTCCTAAGCCATCATGGATTCGCGGAATAAGGCTTCCTGCTCGCGGGTGTCGTTCTCCACGCGGCTTGCTTTTCGCAGGACATTTTCCACCATAGGCCGTTCTAGCTCGGTGATCGGGATATGCACATTGAGCGGCTTGGTAGACCCTATGCGGTTCGATCTCTTGACGCACTGATAGTAGGCCTCGTAGCTGTCTTGCAAACCGCTGAATATCTGTCGTGTGGCGACTTGCAAATTCAGTCCGAACCCTAAGATACGAGGCTTGGAAATCAGCATTCGCGAGTCGCCAGATTTGAAACGCCGAATCATCTCCATTCGTTTCGGGATCGGCGTTTGGCCGTCCATCGACTCGCCGCCGAGAGCCGCATGGCACAGGCTCTGCTCTTCGTCATAGAGGCACCAAGTTAGCGTGCTTTCTCGGTCCTGCCATTGGCGGGCAAGGTCCGCCATGAACTCATATTTTTGCGTCGCGAATTTCTTCCCCTTATAGAACCCCTTGGCAATCTGCCCGTAGGAGGCTCTTTTTGTGATGCCGCCGGTACGGGTAACGACGAGTTCCCCTAGCTCGGTTCGCACCCAGTCTTTTTGCTCGGGGGTCAGAGGGACTTCATGGATGTGCGTTTCGATGGGGGGCAGCGAAGCCACATTATCTTGCCAACCGTAGACGCTTGGATCAGTGAGGAAAATACTCCATGCCGAGAGTCCTCGGTAAAATGGCCGCAAGGCATGAGGCTTGATTTCCCACCGGTCGCCTGTCTCGCCTCGATTCGTGAAATACGTTGCCAGGAACGCATTGATCGTCGGGAATTGATCCAGAAAGACGGCGTGATTAGCGTACTCGACGCGGTCATTCGGAGCGGGCGTACCGGTGCAGCAGAGCTTCCATTCCAGCCCTTGCCCAAGTCTCAGGCAAATTTGAGCGTAGTTGCCATAGTGGCTTTTAAGGATGCTCGATTCGTCAAGGATCAACGCTCCGAGATTCCCTTGGCGGGTATCACGTTTGAGAGCTTCGTAGTTGCTGATGCCAACGCAAGGGCCGTCGCCATCGAGCCACTGTTGCAAACCGGCCGCGGTCACCTTTTCGACCGGCAACTGCGGGCCCCAAAAATACTCCGCCTCGGCGATCAATTGGGGCACCACTAGCGGCGGCGTGAGGATTAAAATCCGTCGATTGGTTCGCCGGCGTACATAGTTTGCGTAGCTCAGCAACATGAGCGACTTGCCGAGCCCGCAGTCCGCAAATATGGCGAACCGTTTGCGTTCCGTCGCCATGCGGGTGATATCTGCCTGATAGTCGAACAGAAACGGCTCGGGGTCATAATTACCGCTTTGCCCCTCGACGCGAATGCCGAGGTGGTGAGCAAACTCATCAGGCACCGTGGCGACGCGGCCGCGGATACCCCAAGCGGGCAGTTGTTTGATTCGCAGATATTGCTTGTAGTCTGCCGTTGATTTTGGGTCGAGAGTTAATTGCAAAATTCGACTCCTTCCAGTAGCGAGTTCTGGTCACTGTGGGTCTTTTCGGCGATCGCGAGATTACGTTTCGCTGTCGCGAAATACTCACCCTTGATCTCGCAGCCGTAGAAACGACGGCCGAGTTTCAGGGCCTCAAAGCCCTCTGACCCGATGCCGGTGAACGGCGAGAATATAATTTCGTCGGGGTTCGAGTAGAGGCGAATCAACCTTTGGATCACGGGGAGCTGCAGGGGGCAGATGTGCTTGGTGTCGTCCTCCCCTTTCCCCTCGGCCGTATTCAGCACGTCGGTCTCGCGGATTGTTTTCCAATCCCAAACCCCTTCCGCCCAGTCGATCCACTCCTGTCGCGTCAGCCCATGTTGATCTATGGGGACTCTGTTATCGCCCGGCTTGCGGAGCTTGATGATATAGTCATTGAAGGCCGGGGCCGATTGGGCGCGGTCCGCTTCCAGAGCAACGAACTGCAGTTTGCGGCTGCGAGTACGAATGGCTTGGCTCTGAGGGTTCTTGGTGATCGGCCAATCCGTCTCGTAGGAAAACCCAGCCCATTTGGCAACTCGGATGAGCAGCCCGCGGAAGTCAATTGTCCCGGACTCGCCGTTGCGTTTCAGGCCGGGGATCTGTTGACAATGGATACAAACCACTCGGCCGGGCTTGATGACTTGGATCAGTTGGTTTGCGAAAAATCGTAAATGCAGCTTGGCGTCGCCACGGAAGTCTTCCGCATTGCCGATGTCGTTCGCCTGATCCGTGTAGCTGAACAGGGAAGGAAACGGCGGGGAGAATACCGCAAAGTCGACAGAATTGGGGGGCATCTCCGGCATGTGCAGGATGCAGTCGTCTTGCACGATCCGCCAGCGTTCTTGGGGGGAAAGTAGCATCGAGGCTCCTAGTGAATCATGGGGACATTGATAATCGTGCATTGTTGAAATCCGGGAGTCCGCACCGTTTTTCGGGGGTGGCTGCCAGAGGGGTTGACGTTTCCGTGGAGTACGTTCCAGGCGTGACGGTTTGCTGCCGCGGCGTCTTCGTAGTTATCAAAGACCGGATTTTCACCCTTGCCGTTGACGAAGAAAAACCAAGCGTTGTAAGCTTGAAATACGACCATCAACCGCAACGGCTCTTCGGCGGTTTGCGGCGGCGTATAGGGCGGCTCATCAGAGGGTTTGTACTCAGGGAAATCATCCCGCTCAAACGGATAAGCGTTGAACGAGACGAGATCGGGTCGATTCGTGGTGATCTGGATGAACGGGTCTTGCAGGGGCATTAGTGGTTTTCCTTTCTATATTCGTTCAGGGCGTCTAATAGGCTTTTCTGCTGTTGATCCTTATTCTTGAGCCGATCCAGCATGACGAGATCGACCGTATTGCGGGCGAGGATATGATGAATTCTGACCGTGCCGGTTACTCCCTGCCGGTAAAGCCGGCGGTTCAACTGGTCATACACTTCCAGGCTGTCAGTCAGGCCAATCCAGATCAGATCATTGCCGCCGGCCTGCATGTTGAGTCCGTGGCTCATGGCCTGAGGTTGGCAGAGCAGCACGCGGAGGAGTCCGGCGTTCCAATCGTTGAGGATCTTCTGACACTCATCCTGCTTGAGCCCGCCGCGGATAACAGGGGCTTTCGGCCAACGTTTTTGGAGCTGTCGCCAAGTGTGATCGCACTGGTAGGCGATCAGCACAGGCTTGCCGCTTAGCTCTTCGACGATCTCCTCCGCGGCGTTGATCTTCTCTTCATGCACGTAGATTTCGCGTCGTTCGCCGGTGTTATCGTCCGTCTGATAGGCCCCGCCATTTGAGATGCCTTTGCACAGGGCGTATTTGGCTCCCGCCGAAGAGGCGGTGAGCGTGTCGCCATTCGACAAAGCGGCGAACAGTTCGCGTTCGATCTGCTTATAGGCCTTGGCGATCGGACTCGGCAAATCGACCAGCACGTCGTTGAACAAAAGTGGCGGCAAGTCGAGATGGTCTTCGGCTTTCAGCCGATAGACCAAATGCCCGATAGAAGCCTCGATGCCGCGTTCCGCTCCGTCCTGCAACAGCCATTCTCGCCCTAGATAGCCCCCTTTCTTTTGGAACCGATTGCGGAAGTAGGTAATCGTCTGCCCGAGGGCTTCGCCGTCGTCGAGGATGTACATCTGGGCAAACAGGTCTGCCAGGCTATTTGGCGACGGCGTCCCCGTGAGGATGATCCGTTTGGGAATCGACGGCAGCAGCTTACGGAGGGCCTTGGTCCTTTTCCCCGTCCAGTTTTTGAACTTGGTACTTTCGTCGATGACTAACAGATCGAAGTTCGGCTTGAACTTCTGCAGAAACAGCCAAGGTAAATTCTCCGGATTGGTGAGATAGATATCCGCTTTCGCGTTTAGGGCTTTAACCCGTTGATTCGGCGAGCCGGATACGATTGAGCATGTCAGGTCGAAGCCCCACTTGGCGATTTCCGTCGGCCAGACGTTATGCACCACTCGCAACGGAGCGACGATCAGCACGGCGTTCGCTTCGCCGATCATCTTTGCTGCGTCGATCACGGAAAGCGTCGTCAGCGTCTTGCCGAGTCCCGGGTCGAACAGCAGGCCAGCTCCTTTTTGGCCTTCGGCGTACAGCCGACTGACCGCGAAGTTCGCCCCGTTGCGTTGATATTGGTGGAGTTTCAAAGGTAGCTCTCTACAAATTCTTTAGCGGTGTTCAGGTCATTAGTGATCAGCGCGGGAAATCCATTCTCGTTCAGCCAATCCGCCCAACGCTGCTGGTTCGGCGAGACTTTCCCCCGCGGGGTCTTAAACTCGATATAGAGCGTTTTGCCCCGCGGGATAAAAACCGTTCGATCAGGGAAGCCATTGCCGCTGTCGTCTTTCAGCTTACGGCAACGGACGTTCGGCAGCCGATTCGCCCAAGTGGTAAATGCCCGTTCAATGTCTTGCTCAAGTTGCACGGAAAGCCTCCACAGCCGAGTTGTAGTCGCCAGCGATCTCCGCCGCGGGAAGTGTCTTATTGGCCGCTGGCATAATGCAGCCGACGCCGAGATCGCCGTACACAGCAATCTGCTGATTGAGATACCCCTGATCGTTCACATCCGCCCGTAGCATCAGATAGACGTACTCACTCGATGAAACGGCGGCAGCTAGAGCCGTCAGCGAAGCAACATCGAGCGAGAGGAAGGAGCAGAAATCCTCTTCGATAGGTTGGATCGCTTCCTGCAGTCGCGGGTAGGGTGTCTCAGGTGGCACCGCATCGGCACAGCGATTCTTGCTGTTCGTCCACTGGCCATCGAGAGTCGCGACAACGCTCTTTCTTCCGGCCCCCGCGGCTATGTCATTCGGGATTAACACCGCTTCGGCGATTTCGCTCTTGAGGCTGGGCACAATCGCGGCAGCCCGGCCATTGGTCGCTGCAAGCCAGGCCCCGCCGTCGTTGCGGGGGATCGCCTTAACGCACGCGAGTCCTTTACTCTGCTTGGGATCGTTCAAGCAGACCTTGTTGATTGGCGTGGGAATTTCGATTTTCGTCATTTACGATACCTTTCCGTTTCAAAGCCTTCGGCGGCGATGGGGCAACCTTTGCCCCACTCCGGCACGAATGACATGATCTCTTCAACTTCGCGGGCAGAGCCGAAATCGGCATCGACTTCGCTCACAGTTTCATCATGGACATGCATGATCGTCGGATAGCCGGCCTTTTCGAGCCGGAACATCGCTTCGACCAGAAAGTCCCGAGCCGTCGCCTGGACGATATTCTCCACTAGCATGCCCCCGTAGGTCCGTTGCCGGACCCACTTCTTCGTCATGCTGTCGACCGTCATATAGGAGAGTTGGGGCTTTTTGCCCCAAGGCGTTTCTTCATCGCGGACTTGCGGATCGGTGTACGCCGAGCGACGGCCACACGGCAGTTGACAAAACAACCAGCGATCCTCGACGAAGTAGCGAATACGGCCTATGCTGACCGGCGATCCCTGAACAGCACAGATAGCTGCGTCATTGGCGTTCCGCCAGAATGAGCGAATCCGCTTGTACGTAGTGCGGTAGGTCTCGACAACTTGCTGGGCGAATGCATCGTCAAGAGAAATGCCGTAACCTTTGGCTGTCGTGATGAACTTGCTCCAGCCCATCTGGTAGCCCAGACCGAGAATCGCCACTTTGCCGAGCTGTCGTTCGGCTTTGGTCACAAGTTCGGGAGGCTTATTGTAAATCTTCCCGGCCATGACTTTGTACACGTCCTCGCCGGCTCGGAAGATTTCCACGAGGTCTTTTTGGCCAGCGAGCCACGCGAGAACGCGGGCCTCGATGCCGGCGAAATCGCAGACGATCAGCTTTTTGCCGGCTGGGGCTTTTACCATCAGCCGGATCAAGCTGGAGAGTGTGCTGGATACGGAGCCGAACAGCAGTTCGAGTGCTTCCGGATCGGTAGTCAACGAGTCGATAGCCAGCGAAGCTTCGTTCTGGTTGAGAGATCCTCGGGGAATATTCTGAAACTGCACTCCGCGGCCTGCCCAGCGGCCGGTGGCCGCTCCGTGGTAAAGGTGAGCCCCCCGGATACGATCATCTGGGGATGCCATATTGAGCATCGCTTTGAGCTTGGCGGTAGATGCTCGCGCCAATTCTTGCCTGATTTGCAACACGCGAATTACCGCGGCGTTTGCGAGCGTACCGTGATTGAGTTCACGAGCGACAGTCGCAGATGTCAAATCACCGATATTAAGACCTTGGACGTTCAGCCAATGTAGAATTCGTTCAACCTGCTTGCCGCTGGTCACTTCGCCGTCTGTGATTTTCTCCAGCTCAGCGGTGAGCCGCTGTTCCTGCTTGAACTCGATTCGCAAGGCCTGCTCAATGCTAGGCCGGTCGATAGGAATTCCACGGTCATTGATCCGCTGATCTAGCAGCCAAGCCAAACGTTCCCGGCGGCAGAGTGCCGGCGTGGCGGCGTGGATCGCGATCTCAGCGTTCACGTCTTGGCGACAGTAATCGGCCAATTCGGCATGCTCAGCAGCGTCGTCGTTCCATTCTGAGGGATTGGCCTTGCTCGGTCTGCGGGGCTTGCAGAGCCGCTGAATCAGCTTTTTGCCTTTCGAGTCTTTCTGAACAGTTAGCCCCAACGCCTTGCCGGCTCCGTCCAAATCCCGCGGGAGTGCCACGGCGGCTGCCCGGGCGGCTGTGCAGTGCCACTGGCTTTCGCGGATTTCAGGCCATTCGTAGCGAGGGACCATGATTGAATTCCAGATGGCCTTTTCAAAGGCGGCATTATGAGCGTGCAATTCCGCTCCGTTTTTGATCAACTCAAATAGCCCGGCTGGGGGCGGATCGGGGAGATCGTCCCCGCCGCCCGCCTGCCAGAGATCGAACTCCAGCAGTTCCAGCCGCCACAGTTGCAGTAGCTCCTCGAAGGAATCCGCCACGGCGTACGCGAGACAGAGTGGCTGAGTCGTCGGGTCGCTCGCGTAAACTGCCGCGCCACGAGTCCTCAGGTCGCATTTGCTCCGCGTCTCGAAATCGAGGAAGGCAATCAAGCTAAACCCCCGTCACGTTCGAGCCAGACTCAGCCGTCACGTTCGAGCCAGACTCAGCCGTCACGTTCGAGCCAGACTTAGCCGTCACGTTCGAGCCAGACTTAGCCGTCACGTTCGAGCCAGACTTAGCCGTCACGTTCGAGCCAGACTTAGCCGTCACGTTCGA